TCACGGCGGCTTGAACGCGCTGGCCAGGATCTCGAGGATCTTGCTGGTCCCGGCGCCGAGCCCATAGAGCGCGACGAGCAGCAAGATCCATATAATGCGCTGCGCACCTTTGGCCTGAAGAAACGCATCGGCCAAAGGCTTCACGATCTCTTCGAGGCGCGCAATGTCATCCCGGATGCCGGCGACCTCGGTCTCCAGCCTGACGATCCGCTCACCGGGCGGATATGAGTGCTCGGGCGGTGGCGGCATGGTCTATCCCCGAGCCCAGATTAGGCCTTCGAACCGGGGGCCGTGTTCGTCGCGGCGCGCAGGCTGGCCATGAGCGCACCGATGACGATGCCAGCGGTCGGCGAGATGCCGATCGACGTCCAGTCGATATTGGCGAACCAGGTCAAGACCGTCGGCCCGACGGCGATCACGAAGCTCGCCGCGAAGGTGCGGAAGCCTTTGCGAAAGGTGGCGATGTTGACGATGTTGCTCCACATGGGATGCTCCTCTTCGATGGATTGGGGCTTGCGGGTCGCCGCGCCTGGACGCGAGCCCTCACGAGGCGCGCGAGGGCTCGCGGCAGGCGTCGCGGCTATGGTGGTGGCGGGGCAGTGCGGCGACGCGCCTTGGCGGCCGGTCAGAGGCCGTGCGCGGCGGCTTCGCCGACCGTGATGACGACATTCGCCGTCGACACGCATTTCGCGTCGGCCGCGGCCGTCCTGTAGACCTTGGCGCAGGCCGGCACGGCGAGAGTGCCGGCGAGCGTTCCGGCCGCGTCGATCGCCGGCCCCCAAGTCTGGTTGCAGGCGGCGAGCGTGAGCAGGCAAGCGGCGGCTGCCGCAGCGCGAAGCTTCGTCATTGTCGTCTCCAATGATGTGAGGGAGTTGCGCGCCTAGACCCCGGTCGCGCTTGGGGATGGGCTCAGTTGCAGTCGCGCGGGTGAAGCGCGCAGTCAGTGATGGCGCCGATCGGCAGCGATGGCGCGCAGCCGGCGAGCAGTCCGGCGAGGGCGAAGGACGCGGCGCAGATCAGCGCCAGGCCGATCAGGATGCGCCACAGCTTGCGGCGATCGTCGCGCCGATCGGCGTCGGCACTGATATCGGCGCGCATCACGCGGCCCTTGCCTTCGCGGTCCGGTAGGCAATCGCGAGCTTCGTGTCATAATGGTTCTTCGCGTAGCCGGCGCCGTTGTAGCCGCGGGCGAACGTCGACCAGCTCTTGAACCGGAGATCGACGGCGAGGCCGCAATGGACGATGAAGCTGGCCATGCCGGCAAGCTGCGCGTCCTCGCTGGCGACGAAGGCTGCGACCATGGCTTGCGGGCTCGCATAGCCGGCCTTGGCGCAGTTCTCGCCCAGCACCTGGCCGAGCCCCCAGCTTGCCGCCTCGAGCGCAGCCGTCTCATCGATCGCGATGGCGGCGGCGATGCGAGGATAGGAATCGGCCGGATAGGGCTTCATGCCCCATTTCGGGTAGGCGAGGCCCGCGGCGACGGCAGCCTTGAGCTTGGCCGGCGCCAACGCGAGCAGCCGATAAAAGATGTGGGGCTCGAAAAGAGCCTTGGGCCGCTTCAGCTTGTCGAAGCCGTCGCCGCTCGCCTCGACCGAGAGAACGGCTTGCAGGGCCGCGAGCTCGCAGCCGATCACCGCCGCCGCATGTGCAAGACCGGCCGGCGTGCGCGGCATGGCCGCGCCCGTGAATACGATCGTCATGTGATGATCCCCTTAGAAGCTGCGTGATGGGCGCGACGGAGGTCGCCGGCGCCACGCAGCGGGAGGAAGAAGGGAAGGCTAGGCCGGGGGCGTGCCGGCTAGGATCTGCGCTTGGCGTGACGAGGTCAGTAGGCCGATCGAAACCGCATAGGCGAGCCCGGCAACGGTCGGCGCGTCGGAAAGCCCCACCTCACCGGCACCGCTCGCCATAAGCGCCCAAATCTTGATCTTAGGGTCACTAGAGCTGACGATCGCCGTCTGCTCGGATGCCGTGAACAACGCCATGAATTGCAAGAAGGGAAGCTTGGGCGCGGGAGGCGCCGGCGCGGCGCCAACAACCCCACCCCCGGCCAAAAACGCCTGATAGGCGGCCTCTGCCGCAACATCGTATCCCCCAACGGTGTGGAAGAGTTTCACGCCGGTGCTTGTGACCAGCATCACGTTCTGACTGTCGATGGTGTAGGCGGCAGTGATTACGTCAACCATTCTTGGCCTCCAATTCAGCCACCCGCTTCCTCAGCGACTGGAGCTCTGCAACGAGATACGGAACGAGCTTGGACGCATCGACGCCCCATTGCAGGAAGCCTTCGTCGCCGGGCCGCTTGTTGGGGGCATCGTCACCGCGCGAGACTACTTTTGGAGTGACGGCGACCAGTTCTTGCGCAACAAAGCCGACATCGGTCGGCCTGTCGGGAAGGTCGTTCCACTCGAACACCCGAGGCTGAATCGCATCGACCACAGCGCCGACATCGACCTCGTTGGCGAGAGGTCGGATGTTGTCCTTGCGGCGCGCGTCAGACGTGGTGTTGTAGAGCGTCGAGGTGCCGTTGGTCGAGATCGAGCCGACGAACGCGCTGGCGCCCCACAGAAAGCTCATGAAATAATCGTCGCCTCTATCGACCCGAGCTTGAAAGGCGCTCCAGCCGCCAACCGCGCCGGCCCACGAGGCGATACCTACCGAGTTGACGCCGGTCAAAGTCGCGGAAGAAATCACCGACTGACTGTTGGCCGCCCCCAAGTCTCCGTAGTACCAGAGCCTGCCGGAACTATTCATGAGCACGGCGCCACCAATGGTGTCGCCGGACCTGTTGAGTGGCGTATAGCCAAGCGCGGCTTGGGGCGTGTAGTTGAAGTCGGCGGCGCTCCACAGTTTGTAGGCGGTCGGCGTGACTGTCGAGTTTGCGGTGACGGCTCCGGTTCCGAAGCTGACAAACGCTCCTGCGCTGTTAATCTGGATCAGGCCATAGCCGAGAGAGCCGTGAGTGGCCCCGATCTTCCACAGACCCGACACGCCGTCGTTGTAGAGGTTCGACGACACATAGCCCGCACCGCCAAGCGTGCCGCCGGCGTGACCCCACCCATTGCCAACATACTGCGGCTGGTTAGCGACCGGATTTATAGCCAGTGCCCCGGTCATCGTGCCGCCGGATTTTTGGAGCGCACCGGTGATGCGGCTGTCGTCGCCGGCCACGACTGTGGCGGTGGTTGTGCCGACATTCAACACCGCCGCACCGCCCAAACCAAGAGCCGTCCTGGCGCCGGCGGCCGTGGCAGCCCCGGTGCCGCCCTGCGTCACGCTCAGGGCTGTAGTCAGCCCGGTGAGGGACGTGATGTCGGTATTGGCGCCTGACGCCGCCGCAAGGATGTTGCTGCGGGCCTGGAGCTGCTGGGGCCCGGTGAGCGATTGCGCGGCGCTGTAGAGCACGTCACCCGTCGTCACCGCGATATTGCCCCACAACCCCCCGATGCGGATGCGCAAGACGTTGCTGGTCGTGTTGGTATACATGTCGCCGTTCCGCACGGCTCCGCCCGTAGGGTTGAGCGTCGGATCGGCCGTCAGGCCACCATAATAGGTGTTTTGGAGGTTATTCCACGACCCTAAGGCGGAGGTGGCGGACGCGGCAGAGGCGGTAGCCGAGTTGGCCGAGTTGGTCGCCGACGAAGCGGCGCTCGTCTGCGAGGCCGCTGCGGCGTTGGCATAATATTTCGCGCCATAGCCTTGACCGGTGACCACCTCGCTGCCGGTCTGCGTCGCCCACGCCTGGGCGAGAGCCGCCGCTGCGATCGCCTGCGTCGTAGAGACTGCCGGCTGCCCCGCGATGGGATTGCCGGCCGACCAATTCCCAGCTGTGTCGGACAGCTTCGCGAAGAGGACGAATGGCACAACGTCGACCTGCAGAAAGGTCCAGCCCATGGGCTGCGCGTCATAGAGCGCGCGTCCGGCAAGCGTTCCGGCAGAGTTCACGGCGAGCGGCAAGCCGCCCTGCACCTTCTGGAGGAGCGCCGCGATCTGCGTGTTGAGTGCGACCGACGATTGCCAATGAGGACCATCGTTGCGGACGGCGAAATTCGTCTGGCCCGTCATGTTGGCGCCGGGCCACGGTTGCTGCAGCGTGATCTGCGAGGACGAGTCGACCGACTGGATGAGCACGCCGAGCCCATTCAACAGGAACAGGTCACCCTGCGCGCCGCTGAAGGACGTGGTGGTGCCGGTGACGACGGCGCTGCCGTTGTTTACCGCGACGGAATTATCGGTCATTCAGTGCGCCCTTCCTTTCGTCGCGGATTATTTCTGCGGCGCCGGCGCCAGCTTGATCGTGACGTCAGCCGTCTCGGGCGAGATCGTGAGCGACGCGCCAAGGCCGGCCTTGCCGGGGATCATGACCGGTCCGGCGTTCATCACAGAGAAGATTGCGCCATTGACGCTCGCTTGTTTCACCTGTCCGGAGGCATCCTGAAGCAGGATCACCTTGTCATTGGCCATTGGGGACGCTCCTGTCGTCATTTACTGAGAGCCTGCACTTCGAGGTTCACGCCATCGGTGAGCCCTGCGCCGCCGCCCGTGGTGATGACCTGCGCGCGGTAGGTCTTGCTGCCATCGGCGCCGATCGTGGTGAAGGCGACCGTCGAGGTCGGGAACCAGATTTTGACGGTGCTCGAGCCGGTCCCGCTCGCGAATTCACCGACCTGCACGCTCTTGAGAACAGCTCCGGCGGCGACATCGATGATTTGCAACAAATAGCTGTTGAGGCTGTTTGTGACGGCCTGATGCCCGTCGAACGATGCATGGATGGAGACGCGGTCGCCTGCGCGGACAATGATCGTCTCGTCATGCGTGCTGCCGGCCGAAGCTCCGCCAGCCGAATTCGTGATGGCGTTATTCTTGATGTGGATCGTATCGACGATCAGATTGCCGATCTGCGCCGAGGCCGTGATGATGTTGTTCGCCTGCAGCTTGGTGCCGGTGATCGTGCCGTCGACAATCAGGTTGCCCTGGATCTCGACCGCGTAAGCGACCGAGCCGTCCAGCTTCCTCACGCCCGTGAACACGAAGCCGCCGGTCACGCCATCGATCGTGCCCGTGATCCCGTATTGCACCGAGATGCCGTTGATCGACGTGCCGTAGGTCGTGAGCGTCGCGGTGTGGCCGGACACCGTCGTGTTGAGCGCGGTGATCGAGGAGGCCTGCGCCGATAGCGTGCCGTTGATGCTGCTGACCGAGGTGTTGAGCGAAGTGATCGCCGTGGCGCTGGCGGCGACGCCGGTTGTCGGGTTGTTGACAGTCGATTGCAGCGCGGTGATCGCCGAGGCGCTGGCGCTGATGTTGCCCTCGGCCGTGGTCACCCGCGTCGTCAGGCTCGTCAGCGCGGTCGAGGTCGCCGAGATGTTGCCCTCGGCCGTCGTCATCCTGGCGGCGAGCGCCGTCGACACCGAGGCGAGCGCGGTATCCGCCGTCACGCGCGCAACCTGCTCCGTCTGGATGGCCGCGAAACTCTTGCCCGAAGCCGCCTTGAGCAAGGTCACCTGGTCGTAGTTGTTGCTGGCCTCGGTCGCCGTCGCGTCGGCGAGTTGCTGGAGCTGATCGCTCAACAGTTTGACGGTGTCCCGCAAGGTCCCGGCGCCCACCGCGTTGACCGAGGCGATGTCGCGTCGCACCTGCGCGTCGAGATCCGCGATCTGGACGAGCAGGCTCGCGATCGTGTTATCGATCGACGGCAAGAAGGTGAGGAAGGTCGTCTGCACGACCGGGCCGGGCACACCCGACTGCCCGACCGCATGGGCATAGACGGTCACCGTGGTGCCGCCAGGGACCGTCTTGAGCGCATAGGTGCCTGCCGTCGACGCGTCGCCGGAGACGACCTCGAATGTGGCGCCGCCATCGTAGCTGATCGAGATGAGATAGACGCTCGCGCCCCTGGCGACACCGACCGACCAGTCCATCGCGACCGTGGTCGCCTTCTGGATGCATTGCGCCTGCACCCAGGGCACGACGGGCGTGACCGGCTGCGAGGTCGGTATCGAGGGGATGTCCGGATTGGTCACGATGGTCTGGCCGAGCGCCGTCCAGACGCCGGGATTATCCTCGACCGCTTCGATCGCGATGCGGTTGTCGTTTTGTGGCTGCACCGAGCGGATGATCCAGCGTTGCGAGACCTCGGTGAGGGTCGCGAGCAGCACCGTCAACGGCTCCTGCGTCGGGTCCCGCTGGATGGCGTTGAAGCCGAAGCCGGCCGCCGTGGTCGCCGCCGCGACATCGGCCGAGTTCATCACGACGACGGCGCCCGATGCACCTTGCGTGACCTGCACCGGGCCCCATTCGCGGCCGGTGCGATCGCGGAAGGTCGCCACCGTGGTGCCAAGGGCGACGACGGATGAGACATCCGTGTCGAGGGTGAGGGTGAGCCCGTCGCCGGCGACCGATTGCAGCGCGGCCGCGGCGCCCTTGGATACGAACCACGCGTCCACCGCGGCCGGATCGCCGAAGATCATCATCCGGCCCTCATGCTCAGTGGTGAGCATGCGCGTGCGGCGCCGGTAAAACGCACAGGCCGCGATCCATGTCGCCTGGAACTTCGCGTGCCCGTTATCGACGATGCCCTCGGCGCGCACTCGGCGGGGCGTCAAGGTCACGTTCCCGAAGGTGGCGCGGACCTCGCGCCGCTGGCGAGGATCGCCGGCTTGATCATATTCGACGATGACGTCGGCAGATCCATCGTCCTTTGAGGTGTCGTAGACGATCGATGTCGTATCTCTGACGATCTGCCGGCGCGTGATGACGTGCCGCTTGGTCGCATGCTGCTCGTCGCGCACCATCGACCAGACACCGCCGATGACGACGGGCTGCGCCTGGATCGGGCCGAGCACGGTGCAGCCCGCCTCATAGACGGAGACCGGGCCGCGGATGACACCGTTGAAGTCCGGATAGGTGAGCCCGAGCCCGTCATAGTAGAGGAGCCGCGCCAGATCGATGCGGCTATCGTCGAGCCCCGCGCCATAGGCCGAATTCCGCAAGAGGTCGGCATAGGCCCAGACAGCCTTCTGCGTCGGCTGGTCGGTCCAGGCGAAGCCGTCCCACACCGGAATAACGGCCGTCGCGTCGACCATCAGCCCGGCGATGGCGGAGAGGCCGATCGTTGGGCCGGCCTTCATCTTGATCGCGATCTCGGTCACGTTCGGCCGCAAGATCGTGTCGTAAGACCAGACCTGCAGTCCATCCCATGTGGCATCGTTGAACACGAATTGCTGGCCGAAGCCGTCGAACAGCAGAGCGCGGTTGAATGTGTTGCGGGCCCGCACGGCGTAGCGGCCGGCCGGGACATCGCTCACGATGGTCGAGCGCGTGACGCGCGTCGTCTGGATAAGCGCGGCGACGACGCCGCCGGGGAGGTCGACCCATCCACCGATGACGTTGTCGCTATCGTCGATCGGGGCATATTGAAACTCGACCCCATACGGCGCCGCCACGTTGCGCCCCTTGGCGAGATAGATCCCGTAGCACCCTTGCGGCAAACTCCAGTTGTTGACGATCCGCGTCACCGTCTGGCCGACGGGGCAAACCGGGAATGGCCCGCTCCAGCCGGTGCCTTGATCGGGACGCGAGAGCAGCTGGCCGGTCACCTGATCGGACGAGACGACATTGGCAGGGATGATGCTCGTCGTGCCGCCTGGCGGGATGACCTCGACTGCGCCCCCATTCGAATAGGGATCGCGCATGCCATGCGTCTCATCCCAGAGCACGGCGTCGCCGACCTTGATGGTGTGGACCTGGTATTTGCCGGCGCCGAGGGTGACGCGCTTATAAAGCGTCTGATAGTCGCCGAAGACGTCAGACGATTGCGTGGTGAAATCAGGCTGCGTCGAGTCGGGCTCCATCCAACAGCGGCCATAGCTGCGCGGAATGCGGTCGCCGGGGCGCGGCAGGTTGCCGCCGCCGGTGATGCCGTAGGCCGGGCGGTTGTCGGTCCTGTTGGCCTTGGGCTTGGAGGCGCGAGAGAGCAGATAGGAGGCGCCTGCGATGATGCCGGCGGAGGCGATCGAATAGATCGCGCCGGCGGCTGTAGCGCCGATCGTAACGCCGAGCCCCGCAGCGCCTGAAACGATGGCTGGGATTGCGTAGGGCGCAAGAACCGCCAAGGCGATCGCAGCGACCGCAAGGCCGATAGCTGCTCCCGTCGCCTTGCCGCCGCCGCCAGTGGAGGAGCCGCCGCCACGCGGCAGATAGGTGACGAGCACGGCGTCGCGCGGGCCGACCAGCGTCGACGACCAGGCCGAACGCAGGCGCACATTCTGATCGTCGAGCGCGACGAGATCACGCTCGCGATGCACAGACAAAATGAAAGGCCGCGAGCGATCGACATGGCGCGCGAAAGTCGAGAGCCGCCGGCGCCTCGGAGGCAAGCGGAGTGGCTCGCAGACCTTGCGGGCCGCGATGTCGCGAAAGTGGAGTTGCGTCATGGTGTGGGTTAGCGCTCGAGCGGGTCTTCCTGATCCCCGAATTCCCCGTAGTCGTAGTCGTCCCAATCCTCTTTGTTGATCGGGTAACGACTCAGGGGCACCTTCTCGCACTCCTCATTCCCTTGGCCGCCGGGCATCGGCACGCCGGCCGCTTGCATGTCGAGGATCTGGCGCTGCCTCATCGCCTCCTCGATCTTCTCGGCGCCGATCTTCAACAGCTGCGCGAAATGCTGCGGCGCCAGCTTGAACAACATCGCCATGGGCCCGAGCTCGGTGCGGATCACGATCTCGCCCGCCGCCGCCTGTAAAGTGACGTTGTAGCCGAGCTCGACGAGCATCTTGGTCTCTTCAGCCATGCGTCACCTTCGGAAGCAGCCAGATGGGCGCCCAACGCCGGGCGGCGAGGATCATGAGATCATCGAGCACCACGCCATGCGGGGCATCGACATGCAGCACACCGCCTTGCCCGATCGCGAGATAGACACCGGCATGGCAGGAACGGCGCCCCGTCAGCGCGCGTGAGGCCAGCATGATTGCACCATCGATAGGACGCTGCACCTCGAGCCAACGACCGCGCTCGTGATGCGAGGCGAAGAGGCGCATGGCCTCGCGAGGATCTTCCGGCGCCGCATTCAGCACCGCCGGCAATTCCCGGCCGAACAGGTCGCGCTGAACCTGGCGCACCAAGGCCCAGCAATGCAGCCCGTCGCCTTGCCAAGGTGCACCGATCAGGGCGTCGACATAGGCGGCTCGATCGAGCATCAGAACCAGCCGCTATGAATGGCCGGATAGAGGGTCTGGTCGTAGGTGAGCCGCGGGAAGGCCGCGAGGTCGATCTCCTCCCATCGCAGCTCGCCCTCGGCCGCGCTCGGCATCAGCGTCACCTTGCGCAGGATGAGGCCGGGGATCACATCGCCGGGCCCGCTCAGATCCTTGGTGGTGTAAGCCCGATAGGTCACCGTGATCGGCGAGCCGGAGAGGACGGCGCTTTCGAGATAGGGCGCCAACAATCCCGCAACGTTGTCGACCCTGATCTTTGCCGGCTGAGGCCCGGAGTCGTTGACGCCGGGCGGCGTGACCATGAAGGCAGTGGCGATAAAGGTGACGCTGCCGCCGCTTTCGAGCGGCAGAGACATGTCCGCCTCGACGCCGTCGATCACATAGACAGGCGCCGAGAAGGTCGGATGGTTGATCGCCAGCGTGTGGTAGATCACGGCATCGTGTGTGACCGAGGCATAGGCCTCCTGCAGCGCCTGGCTGATGGCCATCTGTCACCAGCCGAGAACGGCAAGCGTGAAGGTCACCTGCCAATTGCCGCCGAGCTTCGAGGCTTTGTAGACGCCCTTGTCGAGCCAGACCTCGTAGGTCCCCGAAGTGACGCCTGGCGCCGGCACGGTCATGCTGAAGTGCATTGTGCCTTCCTGGAGCGTCGTCTCGACGAAGCTCTTGAAGGTCGCCATTTGCGCATCCTTGAAGATGAAGCGCATGCCGAGCTTCGCAAGCTTTGTGAGCGAGCGCCGACGCATACGGTCGGGTCCGTCCTCCATCTCGGTTGCGACCGGCGCCCGATAAGCCTCGGCGACGGAGAGATCGGCGAGCGGATTGACGGGCAGGCCGATGGGCCAGACGGGAAGGGTCACTGCCTAGCCCCGCAGATGCGAGCCGTCGCCGACACGCGACATGGCGCGCGCCGAGCCCTGGCCGCGAGCCATATTGTCGACGATCTTCGATTGAAGTGCATTGACTATCACGTCGAGGCCGCCACCCTCGCGGGGCTTTGTCGTTACATCGGCCCCGGCGTGATTATTGTGGATGTGAACCGGCATATTCACAGACGCGCCGCCAGGAGCGGCGGCCGGCATTTGCGGCATGCGCAGCGAGACGGGGATGGCGCGCCCGTCGGGGAGCGGCACATAGGCCTCGGAACCCGAACCCTCACCGAACATGGCGAGCTGCGGCGACGAGGCAATGCCGCCGCTGGCATAGCGCCTTAGCGGCATGGGCCCGCGCGAAGTCATGACGCCGCCCAGGGCATGGCTATGGATGGCCTCGGCCGGATAGGCGTAGCTGCCAGACGTGGCCGCAGCGCCGGCCGCGCCGCCGATCGAGCCGATGGCGGCCTTGGCTAGCATGCCGAAGATGCCACCGACTTGGGCGCCCCCTTGGCCGTCCGCCTTCATGCCGAAGGCCGAGGCCAGCGGCCCCTCGCCGAGAAGCGCAGCCTTCAGCACCATGTCGGCGAGCGACTTCGCCATGTCGCGCAAAGCATCGGACGCCTTCTTGCTGCCGGTGGCGATGCCCTCGAAAGCCTGGAAGCCGAGATCGGCGAAGGTCTTGACGCGATCATTGGCCTCTTGCTGCGCCGCCTCGAGCTTCTTCACCTCATCGCGATATTTGACGGTCGCGTCGGCCGCCTTGTTGATCTGCGCCACCTCGTCGGCCGTGAGCGTGGCGCTATCGCGCAACTTCTTCTTCACGTCCTCCTCGGCCGCCGCCTGCGCCTTGGCGAGATCGACGGCGCGCTCCTTCGCCTGGTTGCCGAGACCGAAGGTGTCGACTTCCGCCTTAGCGAGCGACGCCGCCTTTTCCAGGCTGGTGATCTGGCGCTCGAGCGAGGTCGTGGTGTCGGTTTCGCTCTTGGCTGCGGCCGTCTTCGCTTCCTTTTTCGCGGACAGGATATTCGGTTTCGTCGGCGGCAGCGGCACATTGCCCACAAATTCGGGGAGCTGCGCATCCTCGCCCTCGCCAGCATGGTGGCCCGGCTCTCGATAGGGCGCGAGCACCACAGGCGCCTTGGCGCGGCCCGCGAAAATCTCTTTCTCTTCAGGCGTGTTGCCAGGCCATGCTGCCGCGATCTGAGCGCCCTGGCGGTTGACGCTGCCTTGCACGGTTTTCATGGCCTCGCCAGGGCCAGGCAGGCTCTTCATCGCCGTGTAGAGCTGTCCGACCTTCAGGATCGCCTTGCCGACCAGCTCCTCGAATTGCACCCATCCTTCATTCAGCCGCAACCCGAGCCCCGCCAGATCCTTCATGACCGGCATCAGGCCATCGGCCATATCCTGCCGCGCCTTTTCGAGGCGATCGTGCAGCTCGTCGGCCTTCTTGACCATGCCTTCGTCGAAGACGGTGCCGAGGGCGCGCGCCTTGTCGGCCTGCTCGGCCAAAAGATCGCGGCCCTTCTGCAGGGCCTCGACCTCGGCATCGCCCACCTTATTGCCGAACATCTGGCCGCCGACCCATTGGGCGGCGACGATGTCACCTTGCTTGACCAGCTCCTTCATGGCGTCGATGACGGCGCGGATCTTCTGCTCGGCAGTGTCCGCCGAGAAGAATTCACGGCCGAGAGACGGCGCCCCGTTGGTGAAGAGCGGGTTTTTGGTCACGTCGCCCTTGGCGTTGCGCTCGCCAGTGAAGAGGCGCGTCGACACCTTCTCGAAATTCGAGACATCGTCCGGCGTGGCGCGCAATTGCTCCCGGAAATGCGTCAAGGCGCTCTGGAGGTCTCCGACCTTCAGATGCAGTTCGTCGGCCTGCGCATTCCAGATCTGAAAGAAGGTCGAGTTGACGCCCGCTTCCCGCGAGGCCTCGGCGATCTTCTGCAGCTTGTCCACCTGCTCGGCCGCGACGGCGGCGACAGCGCCGAAGGCGGCGAGGCCGAGCGCCGCGATCTTATAGGCCTCGACCAGCTTCAGCACGTTCATGAGCGTGCCGAATTGCAGCCCCGTCTTAGCTGCGGCCGCGCCGGCCGAGGCGAGACCCGGCGTGATGGTCGCGATGCCCTTGCCGGCGAGGATGCCGGCGCCACCGATCGTCGCCATGTTGAGGACGATGTTCTTGGCGAGCGACTCGACAGCCTGCTTGACCGGTTGAACGTCGGTCGCAAAGCGAAGGGTCAGCGCCCTCGACGTATCGGCCATGTCGTGAGCCCCCAGCTCCGCCCGAGAGCCTTACGCGCTCGTGCCGATGATCACGATGTCATAGGCGATGCTCGTGCCGGCGCCGCCATTGGCGATCTTCAGGATATCGCCCGTGGCCGGGACAACGGTCTTGCCGGTCTTGGGCGCGCACCACAGGAAGGCACCGCCAGGAGGCACCGCGATGCTGTTGGCCGCCGCCCCGAACGGCCCGACGAAGGCATTGGCAGCCGCCCCGCCGACCACCACGTCATTGGTGTTGCCGACCGCGGCCCGGATCAGGATCGCCTTCACGGTGACGAAGGTGAGCGCTGCCCCCAGCGGATCGGTCAAGGCGGCGTCGAGCGTGAAGCTCTCGGAGGCCGAGGCGGCGAGCACGCGCCCCGCATGGGCGAAGATCTTATCGGCCTGCCCAACGCCGACGCCGGAGGTGAGCTGCGCCAGCACGCTCGATGCCGGGCGCATGTCGAAGGTCGGCGTGCCGAGGTCCGGCGCGCCAGCAAGGGTCGCGGCGATCTGCGCGGAGATGGTGGCGGAAAGCGACATGGCTTGTTTTCCTATGTTGGCGGGGAAGGAAGAGGCGACCGGGACGGTCGCGGTCCCAGTGGAGCCGATCAGCGCTCGCCGCGCCGGAAGGCGTCGGCGAGGTCGCGGGTGAAGTCGGCGTCGCTGACGGATTCGGGGGCAGACGAATTCGCCTTGACGAAGCCCCTGAGGCAGGCATGGAACTCGGCGAAGGTCATCTTGCGAATCTCTTCGGGCGTGTAGTTCATTGCACCGCCTGATGCGTAGAAGGCGGAGAGGTCGCCGGGTCGGCGCTCGGCGTCGTCCCCTCCGCCTCGTCTTTTTTTAGCGCTTCATCCTTGCCGACGCCGTTGATGCAGGCATCGACGATCAGCGCCGCGATGCCGAGATAGGGCGCGATCGGCTGGCCCTCGATCGTCTGCATCAGCGCCGTCGCCTCGACATCCGAGAAGCCGCCGCCGATCAGGCCAAGCCGCAGCGTCTCGAAGACATCGACCGAGGTGAAGCGATGAGTGGCGAGCCGCAGCGAAATCTCGCCGATGCCGGCGCGCGCCAGGCGCTCCAGCTCGCCGAGCTCGCCAATGCGCAGCTGGAAACGGCGCGTGCGCCCGCAAAGTGGCGCGTCGACGATGGTCGTAAGCGCCGCCTCGCTCATGCGAGCGCGGTCTTGGTGAGCGGCCCGTCGCCCTGCATGGTCGCCGTGAAGGTGACGATGCCGTTATCGTTCTTGGCCAAGGTCAGATCGGTGATCCAGACATTGCCCTGCCAAGTGGCGCCGCCGGCGGAGCCCGCAAGATCGCGGATCACCTGATAGGGATAGGGCGCGTCGGCGTTATAGTCTTGCTCCATGAGGTCGGCGCCAAGCGGGTCCATCTTGCCGGAGACGGTCAGCTCCCACATGCGTTCCTTGATCACGGCCGCCCTGGTCGGCGTCGCGGTCGGTGCGGCGCAATCGGCGACGGTCGCGTCCTCGAGCACCTGCTTTTGCGAAAACGAGAGGGTGATCGCCGAGCAGACATAGTTGTAGACGGCCGGGCTCGCGACCGGGTTGCTGGTCGAGCGATTGAGGCGAAACAGCGTGCCGCGGACGATGGGTTGAGAGGCCATGACGATCCTTTCAGGTTTCGATGAGCGTGGTCGCGAGGTCGATGAAGACGGCCTTTGGCGTCAACGGATCGAGCACGTCTCCCGACGCCGTGATGCGGATCTCCTCGACCATCTCCCAAGGAGAGGCGATCGGCAGGACCTGCCAGCGCAAGGCCTTGCGCATGGCATGCGCGACCGTCCAGGCCTCGACCCGGCCGAAGGCAGTCGAGACGGCATAGAGGCGGCAGCGCGCCGTCCAGGCGTCGGATTGGCTCGACTGCTCTTCGCGCGCCTCGCCGATCTCGACGCGCTGCGTGCCGACCGGCCCGAAATAGCAATAGGGCGACGCCTGCGGCGCCTCGCGCGGCACCTCGTCGAAGACGCGGCCGGCGACCAGAGCTTGCACTCCGGCATCGGCATTCAGCGCGGCGACCACCGCCATCTGAAAGGCGATCTCCGGGGCGAGCGGATCGGCCATCGCCTAGAACTTGTCCGGGCCGGCGGTGACGACCAGGTCGCCGATCTGGGCGATGCCGAGCCGAGCCCTCTCGTCATCGCGCGTCGTGAGGCGCACGCCGCAGCCGGCGGCGACGATGCGCTCGATATGGTCGTCGGGCGCGGGGCCCTCATAGCCGGCGGAATAGCTGACCACGGTCGCGTCCGTGGCCTTGATCGGGATGTCCCGCGTCACCTTCACGTCCGGCATATCAACCTCCCATTCCTGTCTCGCCGATCGCGTCATTCGCGGCGCCGAGGATCTCGCCGTGGCGCTTCGCCAACACTTCATCGGCGGAGTTGTAGAAGAAGGGCTGCGCTTCCGTGCCTGGATGGCCCGCAGTCGCCCGCGACGACCGATGGCCGCCGGAACTGTCGAAATAGGCCGCATCGGCGACCTGGTGCGGCTTGGTGCCGAACTCGACGAAATGCGCGTAATCGGCCGAGAGCTTGCCGTTGCCTCCGGTGCGCTGTGCCGAGGCGGTGACGCTGCCGACGCTGCCCTGCCAGTGCCCATTGATGCCGTTGTAGAGCAGGCCGGTATCCTGCGGCACGCGATTGTGCATGAGGTCGAGCATCTGGCTCATCGCCGCATGGTCGACCCGCGCCGCCTTGATGGCGATCTTCGGCACGAGCGCGAAGAGCTGATCCGTGACACCCTGGAGCCCGTCGACGCCGACGAAATGCTCGAGGAGACCGGCGCCGAATGCGACCTCGGCGACCTTGATCCCGGCTCCGAAGGCACTCATGCGGCAAGCCCCATTTCGCGGCCGAGCCGTAGTGCGATCGTGCCGGCCTTGCGGTTCGGCGGCCTGACCGAGACGATCGCATAGTCCTGGCTGAGCACGCGGGCCCGATCGGCCGAGGTGATCGACAAGGTGAATGTGTTGATGCGCACATAGACGCTAGCCACCACGAGATCAGCCGCGGCGCCGCCCTCGCTGATCTGACGTCCCGGCTGCGTATGGAACTGGCACCAGATGTTGCCGGCGGGCTCGAAATCCCCGCGCGTATTGCCGGCACCGTCATCGGGGATCACGGCGCGGCGTAGGATGACGACGCGCTTATCCATCAGAGAGCCGGGCATGTCAGTCCCAACGCTCCGGCCACAGAAGATGCGTGACGCCATAGGGCAATTCGGTGGTGCCGGATTGCGCCAGGGCGTTCAACGGCTCGCGGCGCTCATACCAATGCGAGACGAGAAGCTTGATGGCATGCAGCACGGACGGCGACGGCGCCGGATCGGGGCTGGAAGACGCCGGATCGTAGCCGCAGACGAAGCGGATGACGACCGGCTCGGGCCCCTGTCCGATCCAAGGCCAGATCAGATTGTAGGGCCGGGTGATCTTGGTCGCCTGCCCGTCCGGCACTACGATGTATGCTGAGGGATCGAGCACCGCCGCCGGCCCATAAGGATATTGCAGATAAGTCAGCGAGACGACTGAGGTGACGGGGGCCAGCGGCAGCACCATGCCGTTATGCAAGTCACCCGTCACCCATTCCAAGGTCTGCGGCCGATAGCGGCGCTGCACCATGCGCTCGACATTTTCGAGCGCCACAGCGATCAACCCGGTGATGTAGATATCCTCGTCGGGGAAATCGACGCGTAACTGCGCCTTGGCGTCGGCGAGCGAGACGACGCTCGTCGCCTCGGCAGTCGGCGCAGTGATGGTGCGGAGCATGTGGCGCGACGATCAGTTGACGATAGCGACGACGCTCGCCGGGTTCGTCTGATCGGCCGGCCCGTTGCGTTCATTGAGGCCGAGGATGTGGCCGGACACCAATGACGCCGCCACCGCCGCCGTTACCGAAAGGGCGACAAAGGTGAAGCCATTATTGATGTCGAGCTGATCGCATTTCAGGTTGATCAGAGCCTGTTGATTATCGTTGACGCCTTGAGCGAAGGCGGCCGTCGTGGTGCCGGCGATATCCTTGGCGTTCGTGCCGGCATTGTCCTGCGCCTGCTGCAGCTTGGCGGTGATGGTGCCGCCGGCGCCCATCGGGCCGATCGACAGGATGCCGAGCAGGAACTCGTATTGGCTGGCGTCGACCCAAATGGTGAGCGAGGTCCCCGCGGCGCGCGAAACAGGGTTCAGCGAGGCCGGGACGGCGACATTCTGTGACGGCTTGAGATTGGGCATCATGGCGGGATTCCCGTGATTAAGGAAGGGAGGCGTGGATGGCCGTGATCCCCGGAACAAGTCCGGGAACGGCCATGGCGTAGTGGCTGTTGCCGCCGGCCTTACGGACGGGCGGCGAGCGCGACCCAATGCGAAGAGGTGAGCGAGCCGCGCGGCGGGACAATGGGCGCCGAGAGGAAGGGCTGGCCACCGACCCGGAAAGTCCAGCGGAAGGCCGTCAGACCGATGTCGAAGAACAGGTGGATCGACGACGCGAAGTCGATGCCACCCGACTTGGTCGCGGCCATGTAGCCGGAGAAATCAGCGAGGACGAGGTCGCCTTGCGTCCCCCTCGCCTGCGAGTGCAGCGAGAAATCGATCGGCCTCCCGAGCAGGTAACCGGCGGGCGCGTCAGTGGCGCCGGCATTGGGCGGCGTGAAGACCGGGATGTTGCCGATCTGCAGCGAGGCGATATCGGGGAGGATCTCGCGCGAGGCAAGCCAGCGCAGCGCGCCGAAATTGATGCCGATCATGCGGGACAGCATCTTGGTGATGTTATTGAACACCACCGAGCCTGTCGTCTGGCCCGTCTCCTTGGGCTGCACGATCAGCGCCTTCGAGCCCATGAAGCCTTGCGGCTTGCCGACGCCGTCGCCCCACATGAAGGCATCGCTGGCCTTCCAGCGGATCGCCTGTCCGGCCTTGTCGGTGAGATGGTTTTGCATACGCGGCGCGTCTTGCAACAGCTCGTCAGTGGCGGAGACGAAGGCATAGAGCTCATTGAGCGGCAAAGTGCCGCCGAGCAGCTGCGCCTTCGAGGCCTGCATCTGTGCAGCCTCAGAACGCCAATAGGCCTGCACGCCGGCTGCGCCCCAAGGCGTCGTTTCATCCTTGACGTATTGGATGAGGTTCGAATTGGTCGGCTCGGGGTTCATGGCGCCGAGCAGGCCTTCGGGCGCGAAGACGATTTCCCAGATCTGCTGGCGATATTCGGGCGGCACAAGATAGCCTTCGCCGGAGGCGCCGGAATTCTGGTTGTAGGAGCCGGGCGGCGTGGTCGCCATCAGGCGCGGATCGACCGAACCGCCTGCGTAGGCCTGGCGCACCGCCACCGCGAATTCAGGCAGCGAGCGGAAGCCGGCCGTCGTTTCCGGGTTCGGCTGGTCGCGGATGATCTCGACGCGCTGGCGCCGGCCGTCATTGCCGGGCTCGAAGGAGCCGGCTGCGCGGGCCGAACGCTCGGCGCGGGCGATCTGCGCCGAGAGCTTCTCGACCTCGGCCTCGAGCGCGTCGATCTCGGTGCCGAGCGCCTCGAGCTGCGTGCTCTCCTCGTCGCTCAGCGCGTCCTTGCCGGCCAACGCATTATAGGCGGCGAGCTTCGCCTTGCCGGCTGCCGACTTGTCAGCCAGCATCTTCCTCAGGGCTTTGAGGTCCATAACGTTTCTCCGTGATGATGCCGGGGCGGCAGGGCCCGTCGAATTCCGCCCCGCGGCCCCGGCGGGCGCAGGCGGTGCGGTGAGTGGATTTCAAGATTGGGTCAGAAGCCTGCTACGGGCGGCTCGAGGGCTGCTTTGCCGTTGAGGCTCCGGGTGATAGGCTGTCGTCCGAGCGCGTCGGCGACAAATTGTCGGTGTCGTCGGGGCGCGCTGAAGTGGATACCTGACAATGGTCGCCCCTTCTGCGAAATATCCTTCGCACGTTTACCGGCGGTATTCAGCGAAGGAATATCAATTACACGTTTGGATTCGTTACTTTCAACTAGTAACGAGTGCAGTCGCGTTGGTTTATACGTGGCATATTTGGCCGAAAATAATTGAATTAACGTCAGGACCTAGCCCTCGGGTCGTCGCCTTCCTCATAGAATTCTTACTTTTTTTTCAGTTTCCGGGTTTGTGGTTGTGGTTGTTATTGTTGCTGACGAGCGAAATCCTTGCTTTAATAAATTCAACTCGCGCAGATGCCAACGTGGAATGGGCGCTAAGGGAGGTTGACATGGCAGACGCCGCAACGACGGCCGGAATCAGTGTTGTCGCGGGTCAAGGCAGCATTGTTATGATTGGAAGCCAAGCAAGGGATCTAATTGCGAACCTGACTGCGCAGGATCCGAACCTAAAGGATGCCATCACGAAGATCTCCGGCGTAATTGAGTTATCGAGAAATAAAGAAGCAGCAGAGACCTGGAAGAATTTTATCGCCGAGGCGTCTGGAGAGAGAAACAAGTCGAAGCTTACAGCGTTTTGGAACTACATGGTCGCCTTGGTTCCAGATATATCTAAAATGGTGGAGAGCGTTGCGACGTTATCAAAGCTGTTCACCTGACGCGTCTACGCGAAGGCCAGCGCCGACCTCCTCTTGACCGCTCGCACTGTGCGCCCGGCGCCAAGCGAGCCGAGCAGATCTTCCATGGTCATGACGGCATCCGCCATGCCGAGCGCCACCGCGCTCGACGCCGAGACGGTGCGGCCCTCGCCGAAACCGCCGCGCACGATCGCCTGCGTCGTCTTGCGGCCCTCGGCGACGGCCTTGATGAAGCCTGCATAACTGTCATCAACGCTCGACTGCAGGGCCGCACGGCCCTCGTCCGAAAGCGGGCCGAACGGGTAAAGCTCGGTCTTGTATTTGCCGGCCGAGACGACGGAAACGTTGACGCCGAACGAGCGATACATCTCCGAAACGTCCTGATGCATGGCGACGACGCCGATCGAGCCGACATCGGCCGAGGGCGCGACCACAAAGCGCGAGGCCTGCGAGCCGATCCAATAGGCGGCCGAGGCCGCGAGCGTGTCGGCGATGGCGATGACGCCCTTTTGTGCCGCCGCATCGCGCACCGCCTGCGCCGTCTCCGGCGTGCCGGACACCGAGCCGCCGGGTGAATCAATCGAGAGCACGATCGTCGACACGGAAGGGTCAGCTGCGGCCTGCGCCAGCTCGGCGCGCACCGAGTCCATGCCGCGCGAGGATGAATACCAGCTATCCGAGGAGCGGCTCGTCAGCACGCCATGCAGCGGGATCACGGCGATTTGCGACGGCTTGCCCCCGGCCGCTCCAGCGCGTGCCTCGGGCCCATTCGCCGCGACCATCCGTATCACGGCGACTTGCGATGCGCTGGTCGAGGCGAAGAGTGCGAGGCGCGCCAGGTCGAGCGCATAGATGCCGGCCGGCATGGGCCGAGAGGAGGCGCGCTCAGTTCGATGCTGGATCGTCATTTGGGCGTGTTCCCCCATCTTCGGGCGGCGTGGCGGGATCTTCGGTCGGGGGCGGCGTCTCGTCGCCGGCCTCCTTCATGTTCAACGGCTCGAGATAAATGTCGCCGTTCTCGATCGAATTCAGATTTTCGAGGCGACGGATATCGTTGACCGAAAGCCACCCCCACTGCCGGCCGACCGCATAAGCGCCGTAGCGCGCCTTGATGTCGCCGCGCAGGAGCCCGGCGACGTTCAGCTCGAGGAAATACTCGTCGCTGTCGTCACCATCGCCGCCAGGGCGCAGAATGAGGTCGCGCTCGGCCGCCTGCTCGAAGCCATTGATGAATGGCGCCAGCGTGTAGACCACGAATTCCAGACCCTGAAACTCGATATTGGAGAAGGTCGCCCGGTTGAGGATGCCGACGCGGTGCGGCGGCATGTTCCACAAGCGGCACACCGAAAGCCCGGCGGCGTTCTCGCTTTCGTGGAATTGCGCCTCCTCGTTATTGACGTGGATCGGGTTATACTTGACCCCGAACAGCAACAACCGATCGCGGTGCCGGTTTGCGGCAGTCGAACCCTCGCGCCAGGTCGCCAGGAAGTCCTTCTGATCTTCCTTCGATTTGAAGGTGCCGGGATGCTCCAGCGTGCCGCCGCTCATGCCGTTGTTGCGAAACCAGTCATCGCCATATTCGCGGATGGCGATGGCTCGGCCGAACACGTCGCGATGCGTATCGAGCATCGACTTCGCCCGCAGACCATCGGCCGTCAGCGGCGAGCGGCGGATATGCCAGATATCCGACTGATCGCGTGACACCCGTTCGTTGGTTTCCGGGTCGTTGAACGTATAGACGATCCGGCCATTCGAGGGGTTGCGCTTCACATCGACGATATTCGTTACTGGGATGTGGATCAGATCGGCGATGTCGCCGCTCGCGTCCTGGTCGATGCGATAGAAGGACTCGCGATCGAAGGCGAGATCGCGAAACAGCTCCTCGCGGAATTCCTGGCTCGTCTGGCGATCGTTCGGCCGATCGTGCAACAGCCGATAGAGCGGATGATCGCGCGCCGGCTCCTTCTCGCCTTCCTTGCCGACACGCTTGAACACCATCAACGGCAGCGACGCCAAGGTGCCTGCGAGGTTCATCATCACGGCCTCGACGACATCGATACCGAGCGCGATGTCTCGGGTAACGAACACGCCGGAGCGCGACATGCCGCCGCCCGTATTCGGCGACCAGAAGCGTTCGTCATTCGGGTTCGGCCGAGGCATCAGGCCGATCGACGAGGCGAAGCGCTGGATAAGGCCGACCATCAGACGATCACCACAGCGCCGGAGCCGATATTCTCTTCCGCCGGCTCGCCATTGGTGGCGCAGAAGAGCCCCATGATGGCGCCGACAATGCCGTCGATCTTCTCCGACGACTTCTCTTTGGTCGGCTTGATGTTGTCGGCCGGGTCGCGCTCGATCGCGACATTCTTTGCCATCCAGCGCAACACGGGATGCGCGCCATGATCGAGCAGCCCCGAGATCACCAGCTGCTCGAAGAGCTTCGAGGGGGCCGAGAGCGACTGATAGCCCTGTCCGACCAGGCCGACAGGGATACCCTCATCCTGCAGCTCGACGGCCGTCTGCGTGGAATTCCAACGGTCGATGCCGAGCAGCTTGACGCTGAACTTCTCGGCGTCCTCGACGATCCGCTTGCGGATGACGCGATAGTCCGTGACGTTGCCCTCGGTCGTGAAGAGGGCGCCCTCCTTCTTGAAAAGGTCATAGGGCACACGGTCCCGCTTCACGCGCAGCTTCAACGTCCTCTCGGGCACCCAGAAGCGCGGGGCGAGGCGCCAGATGCCGCCCTCTTCATCGGGCGGGAACGCCCAGACGAGCGCCGCGATGTCCTGCGTCGAGGCGAGGTCGAGGCCTCCGAAGCATGGGCGCCCAACGAGCGCCGCCTCGTCGCGCCAATCGGTGACCTGGCACGCGTCCCACGACTCGATCGTGAGCCAGCGGATGGCCTGCTCGGTCCACAGATTGAGGTGGTAGCGCTTGAAGTCGTTCTCGCGGCGCGGGCTCTCGGCCGCCTTCTTGGCCTCGGCCCGCATATACTCGGCGGTCGGCGAGACGCCGTAATTCGGATTGGCCTTCTTCCAGGTTTCCTCCGACTGCCAATCGTCCTTCTCGTCGGCGCCATAGATGACCACGAGCGTTTCGGGATCGTCGATGATGCCGTCGCGGATCTTGCAGCTCTCCTGCCACAGCTCCCAGCCATAGCCTTCGCCGATGATGCCGGCCGTCGAGATCAGGAATTCGAGCGGCTCGAGGCGGGCGCCGGTCGATTGGTGGATGAAGGTATAGAGCCGGTCATCCGGCCATTCATGCACCTCGTCGCCGATCAGCCCCGACATGTTCAAGCCGTGCTTGCCCTTCGGCCGGCCAGAGAGCGCCTTGAAGGCGCCCTGCGTCTGCGGGCAGAAGATCGACGTGGTCGGCGTCTCCAGCACGGCGGACAGCTCTTCGGACATGCCGACCATCAGCTGCGCCTTGTCGAAAACGATCTTGGCCTGATCCTCGTCGGCGGCGATCGAGTAGACCTCGGCCCCGAACAGGGCATCGCCGATCAGCATCAGGAGAGAAATGCCGGCCGCGAGCTCGGTCTTGCCGTTCTTGCGCGCGACCCAGACGATGCAGCGGCGATAGCGGCGCGTGCCGTCGGCGCGCTTCCACCCGAAGAGCGGACGCACGATGTCATGCTCCTGCCAGGCCGCAAGCACGAAGGGCTTGCCGGCCCAGCGATCCTTGGTGAGCTTCAGGTAGCGCGGAAAGAACTTGACCGCGGCGTCGGCCGCTGCCCCGTCATACCGGAAGCCCCGATCGTCGGGCGCGCGCACGGCGAGCGGTGACGTGGCGCTCTCGGGCGCGTCGAGGGTGTCGGATGCCAGCATGGATCAGTTCAGGCGCAGAAAGCCGAGAGGCCCGCGTGGGGCGGGGCTCTGGGGTTGCGGTGCAAGCGGGCCCGAAGGCTCGCCAGGCGGCAGCGCGGCGTCCGGCTGCGGCGCCGGCTCATCCTGCATGGCGCGGTCGCCGAAGAGGCCTCCAAAGGCGCCAGGGCGCTGAATCATCTTGGTCACGAGCGCATAGCGTGCGGCCGGGTTCAGGCCGAAGCGATCCTCGAGCTCGACGAGGCGCTTCTCGGCATTGTCGCGAATGCGAACGAGAGGATGCATGCGCTTCATCGACCCGTTGCCGCCCGTGAGCGGAACGTCCTGCGTCATACCCTCCGCCTCGAGGGCGCGAGTGGCCGCGACCCAGTCCGCGAAGTGCTGGCAGTAACGGCCGAAGGCGCCGCGATCGACCGGCGCGAGTAGGCGCACTGCCGTGAGGTCCGGCGCGGTCGAGGCCCATACGTCATGCGCGACCTGGTCCCTGAGCCAGGTCGGCGGCGCGATGCCGGACGCAGGCGCAGTGAGAGCGGGCGTCGTCTCGGGCAGGCGCCGCTTGCCGGGGTTGCCGGCGGCGCGATTCGCCTCTGGAGACTTCGCGATCCGAGCCATCGATCAGCACGCCTCACAAAAAAATGTTTCAGGAATTTCGCGCAACCCCGCGCCCGATTGAATGAACCGGTCCGCGGCTGAAAGCTGCAGAGATTTGACCCGCCCCTCCCCACCCGGCCGCCCCATACGCAGGGATGCCATGGGCCGGGCTAGAGCTGACCGTCAGCGTCGTCGGTGTGCTCGCCGCTCCACTCCTCGCGCTGCTTGTCCCCGTCATGGCAGGGCTTGCAGAGCGATTGGAACGGGCCGGCGAAGAACTTGTCGGGATCACCGCGGTGCGGCTCGACGTGGTCGCACACCCGCGCCTCCCGCACGATGCCCCGCGCCACGCACATCCGGCACAATGGCTCGATCGCCAGTTGATGCCGGCGGATGGATTGCCAGCGGGATGTCTTGTAGAGCGCTCGCCACGGCGACCGATCACGTCGACGCTGTTCGAACTCACGCTTGGCAGTTCGAACAGCAAAAACCGCACCCATAGTCCGGCGGGGCCGTAGTGTCATAGGCTTCATTGGCATGGCGCGTTCATGGTTCCCATTGCGCCAATGAAAAAGCCCACCACGAATGTGATGGGCTGCGCCGCCGCGGATCGACCCGAAGCCTTGGATCAACCCCAAATCAAATCCTTATGAACCATGACCAAGATGCAGGGAAGCGACCGCCGCGTCAAGCGGGCCGAGGCGCGCGGTAGTGGTCCATTTGAATTTCGGCTTTCGACCCATTGCCGACCTTACGAAAGTCCGCTCAGGTGATCGCCGACCTCCGTCGCTGCCCAGATCGCGGTGACTGCGTTGCCCGCAGCGTCCAGGGAACCATCGTCGATCATTGAGTTGCGGGCTGATGTCTCAAGCGCTAGGTTTCAGTCTGCCGAAGTACCCTGAGCGCCACAAACTCTAAGAGCCCATTGTGACTCTCGGAGAACGGAGGAATCTGATGGCAAAAGTGGACAAATACACATCTTCCACTCAAGCTTCATCTTATCTTGCAATTATTCTTGCTATCACCTCTCTATTTTTGGCTGGCCACAGCATATTAACGAGCTGGCACGACCTCTATAAAGTAAGGCAATTACTGGCGTATTGGCTTGTTTGCGATGGACTTCAGGAGGAAGCAGAAGTAGGTCGAGCGTTTAACAATGACATTACAACATCCAAATTCGACCTTCCGGAGGATTGGAAAACCGGACGAATAAAATATTATGCTAAGCTCGGACTCGTAACACTGATAAAGCGGCTGAACGAGTACAATGTTTCGATCGCTAACCCGAGTTCGATCGCTATCCCGAGTGAAGATCAAGATGAACTAAGCGTATTTATAAATATTCCAGACATGATTGACTGGACGATCACCATAAAGCAAAATGATTCGCTTTCTCGATTGTTCGTCGCTTTACCGGATTCTACCGTAGATTTATCCAAAAAACTACAATCGTTATTGGATGAGATGAAAGCTGGCGCGAGCCCAGAAGAATTAAAAGCGATACATCCTTCATTTCTAGACGCCCGCATCACAGATCCTCGATTGTTCTCCTTGGGTATTGAAAAATACAAGACCGCTCTATACATAATTCAGTATTTTGGATCTTTTAGCTTCGATCCTGAGAATGCTGAGCAATTGATGCGAGGGTATAGATCATTTGAAACTAAGATATATTCCACACAAATCAAAATACCCCTAGTTGATTTGACTCTCACTGTTAGTTTTGCGTTTTGGAGTCTAACAATTATGTCTTCTATCGCATCTGTCGTTACCGCGACAAATGCGTCAATACTGAAAAGGGTAATATCAGAACCTAGAGAAGAACCGTGGTTTGTCTTAGACGCCCGTGGAGTAATATCGTCGGCCGTTGCGATAATTTGGTTGCTCGTTGCGTCATTTTCACCAATCGTGGCAATCTCCGCACACGCTTCCTACCTTATTTCCGGAATAATAGCCGGAGACATTCCAAATTCGCTATTTGCCGGGGCCGTAGCGGCATTGTTCGTCGTAGCAGTATTTTCGAGTCGATTTGCGTGGCTGAGCTTTCGCTCATTGAGGGATGCCAGGCAGATAGCGTTGAGGACTTAACAGCTGCTTCCGGTAGCTTTCCACCTCCACACGGATGTTGGAGGCCGCATTGGACGACACATCCGCGTCATTGGTGCCGAAGGACGGCTTTCCACCCATTGCGGTCATTCAAACAGACCCACTACCAATCGCGCACGGTGCCCGAAGCCATAAGCGCTTGCCGCAGCACGGTTTTATTTGCTTCTGTCTTTGCCTCGAGCTGGCTTCAAGACAGGTTGCCAATACGACTCACCGTCGATCAGGCTGGCAAGCACGCGAGGGCGTTTCGCTGCATCGGCGCCATCGATCCACGGCCGCTCACATACATCCATGGTGAGACGATGCTCGGTCAATTTCCCGTTCAGCGTCTCGACGAGCATCCTCAGCGCGTTTGTCCAAAGCTCGTATTCGGCGCGTGCTTCGCAGGCGAGAATGGGATCAGGCACGAGATGCTGCTTGCGATAGGCCCCCTTCTTGGGCCGCTTGCCGCGCTGGTCCCATCCATCAGCCTCGACTTCCCAATCAACGCCGGTCGCATTCGGCACGCGCACGAGCACAAACCATGCAGGAGCCGACGCGCGAGCGTTGCGGACATATTCGAGCCGAGGCGCCTCGTCGATCACCCAATCCGGCGCGGCGCCGAGGATCGCCCATCTCCGTAACAGCGACGCGAATCCGCCTTTCAGGATCGACCCGTCGCCGGTTCTCACGAAGAGCCGTTCCCGCACCCGCGACGCCACCTCGAATTGCAGTCCGGCGAGATCGCCATATTCGGCGAGCGGGTTCCAATCGGCCGTCCATTCGACGCTCGCGCGGTCCATCTCACCGATCGCGTCGTGGCAGATCAGCGCATCCTCATGCGGCGCTTGCTGCACGTAGCCGCCGACGATCGACACGACGCCGAATGAATTGATCGGCCTGCCGTCGTCGATCGTCTCGGTCATCAGCTCGCCTTGCCGGCTCACCGCATCCCAGCCGCGCACCATGTTCTTGATCGCCAGCTCAGACGCCGCGCCCTTGGGCAGCTCATCGCGAAACACCCAGCGCAGGAAATCCTTCACGTCGATCGTTTTCATCTGGTGCACCCATGAGGGTCTAAGAGGGTTCATGAGGGTTATTCTGGCAACCCTCATGGCAGTTTTCGTTAAATGCTTCAGACACTTACTCTTCGTCTATGAGGGTTATGAGGGTTTACGGTCACGCTACATAAAGAGGGAAATGAAGCTCTACATGTAGCGGGGGGAAACCCTCATAACCCTCATACCCTCATAAGCCACTGAAACTGTTCGCAAATTTCCATGAGGGTTGCATGAGGGTATGAGGGTTTGCGGCCATCAATCCCTCGCATGCGCCTCGGCTCGCGCCTGCACATCGTCCCTGGCATCGACCATGGCGACCACAATATTCGGATAGACGCGCACCATCCCGTCGATACGTTCGATGCCGTGCATCGCCCGGATGCGCTCACGGAAGGCCTTGCCGAACCCGGTCGCCGAATAGTTCGGCGTGCCGTTGATGCGCGCATACTTCTCGTAATTCGCGTAGATCTCCGACGACTGCACCGGCTGCGCGCCCTTCACCACTGTGATGCACTGGGTGATGAACTGGCCGACCGCATCGCTCTCCTCGCGATACTGCGCCGTCGCGGTGAGGATTGCGGCGGGCTCAGACAGGCCACCTTCGAGATAGGCGCACAGACCCTCGACCATCCAGGCGAGCACGCCGTCGCGTTCCTCCCAGAGCTTCTCGGCGAGCTCGCGGTCGCGCTCCTCCTTCGGGATCGACACCTCGAAAGGGATGAGCCGCACGCGGCGCCAGATCCCCTCGTCTTGCCCTCGAATGATCGGCTTGTGGTTGCCCGAGAGCACGATCTTGTATTCGGGATCGAAATCGAAGAATCCCTGGTTGAGATGTCGTACCGTGACAGTCTCGCCGCCTGTCAATGACTTGACCAATGCCTCCGAGAACTTCACGCCCATTTCAGGCTCGGAAGCGCGCACGAAGCGCGCACCGGGAAGCCGCGCGAGGTCGGGCGTCGCTTCGCCGCCGCGACGTTGCGAGCCCTCGGCCGTTAGCGACGCGAATTGCAAGGTCACCGAATAATCGCCCATGATCGAGGCGACGAGATCGACGAAGGTCGATTTGCCGTTGGCGCCGGCGCCATGCAGGAAGACGACGATCTGCTCGCGCGTCAGGCCGGTGAGACAGTATCCGCAGAACAGCTTCAGGAATTCGCGCACGTCCTTGTCAGGCACGATCCGCTCGAGGAAGGCGAGGAATTGAGGCGCCTCGGCGTCGGGCTTATAGGCGGCCTCGCAAAGCTTGGTTATGCGGTCAGCAGGATCGTGATCCTTCAGCACCACCTCGGCGACGCGCTCGACGACGCGGACAGTCAGCGTGCCATTGAGGCAGTTGAGCGTCAGCGGGTCGGCGTCGAGATCACCGGGCCCGGCCGAGGTGAAGGCGCCATCCGCGCCCCAAACCGCTCCGCCGAAATGGGGCGCGGCTTCGCGCATCATGCCGGTGATGTTCGACGACTTGCCGGAGGATGACGCGAAGCGCATCAGCGCCTCGGCCTTGGCCATGATCTCCTTCTTCGCCTTGCCGTCATAGCCTTCGGCCTCATCGGCGACGGCGCGCGCCTCGGCGCGGATCATCTCCGTCGTATTCTGCGCCAAGGTGCGCGCGGCCTCATCGCCGCCCTCCCGGCGCCAGCGGCGTGCATCCCAGACGAGCCAGCCCATATTGCGGACGAACAGCACGCGGCCGGAATGGCGCGCCAGGAAGCGCTTGGCGTTGCCGATATCGTTGCGCGGCAGCTCGGCAAGCTCGCGATCAAGGGCGCCATCGCCGGGGGCGGCGACTTCGGCCGCGGCGAGCGCGGCGAGGACGGACGAGCGCTTGGCCATCCGTCATCGTCCTCGCCGCTTGGCGGGCGCGATGTGCTCGGCAAACAAGAAAGCCTTGGCGGCGAGCGAATCGCCCGGCCGCATCCATGATCGCCTTCCTTCGCGGATTCTCTTGTCCTCGGCCCGGAAATGCGAGGCGAGGCGGTTCATCATCCGCCAAAGCTTCAGATCCTTTGCCGTCGCCAGATCGAAGCGCGAGGCCATGAACAGGTCATAGAGATCAGCGCCTCGCTGGGCCCGCCGATTAGCAAAGGTCTTGCGGCACGGCGCGCAACAGAATTCGGCATGCGGGCGCTGCGGCGAAAAGCCGTCGCCGCATTCGAGGCATGTTCGGGCCGGCAACGCCTTCGCGAGGCGCGTCAACATGGCCTCGTCGGATACGTCTAGACGCAAGCGCTCCGGCGGCACGTGGGCGGGATCGCCGGACATCAAGCGGCCACCGGGCCTTCCGAGGCCGGAGCCTCCCAGGCGTCCGCCCGCCACATATCGTTGAAGTCCCATCCGGCAGCCGCATAGGCGATGCGCACGCATGGCTTCTCGCCCAGCGCCTCGGCCGAGAAGCGCGCCGCAGCCCGCTTGAGCGTCTGGCGTGTTGCGAAAGGGTCTGAGTCCCCGTCGCCGAGGATCACGACTTCCTTGATGCCAAGCGGAAGCGGAATGCCCGGATGGGCGAGGTCCGGCTCGGCGTCGCGAACCCGTATCGCGCTCTCGCGTCCGCGCTTGTCGACGCGCTTCAGGGTCGGATGGCGCATCGTGCCGACACTGCGTCCGCCGAGATTGCCGAGATCGATCGACGACCAATAGAGCGTCGCCGGCAAGCGCTCGGCCGCGCGCTCCGCTACGCGCACCGAGCCGACCGTCTCGATCCCCTCGCCGATGACAAGGCGCCGCGCGTCGAACCGCGCCGGCTCGAAACGGCCGAGATGAATATGGCCGCGTCGCGATGATCCTCGCACCTTCTTGGCGGGGAGAATTTCGCCCGTCTCGCCATCCGCAATCTGCAGCTTGCCCTTGGCCTCGCGCGGCAAGGCGCCGTCGACCAGGCGCGGATCGAGATAGGTCATATGCAGCCCGGCGAACTTGCCGTCTGGCCCGAGGATCGCGGCGAGCATGGCCGGCCCCCGATGCAGCTGCAGCTTCGTGTCGGGATGGAAATAGGCGAGCGAAGGATGGTGGCGCAGCAGCGCGCCCGTAAGCGGCAAAATGCCACGATGGGCGAGGTATGCCTCGGTCGGCGTGCCGGATATCCTGATGCCTTCGCGCCAGATTTTCCAGCAAGCGATCCGCTCGCGCTCGCGATACCAGTCCGATTCCTTCTCCCGCCGCGCGGCCCGCGTCGCCGCCTCGCGCTGCCGCCGCTCATGCTCGCGCCGCAGCTGGGCGCGCCGCTCGGCTGACATCGCCTGGCCGTCCGGCTTCGGCTCGCCCGTCAACTCCTCGACGGCCTCGAGGAAGGTGAGGCCGGCGACATGGCGCGCCAGCGAGATCGCATCTCGGCCGCCGCGCGCGCCGCGGCAGTTCCATACACCCCGCACCGTGTTGACCGAGAAGCGGTCATGGCCGCCGCATGCGGGACATGGCCCGCAACGCTCTGCGATCGCATGCGCGTTGCGCCAAGCGATGTCGCGGCCGAGGAGCCCAGCCTCGACCGGCATCGCCTTAGCCTTGGCGATCCAGGCCTCGACGGCGGGATCGTCACGCATGAGCTGGCGCCTCTTGCGCCTGCACCGCCGCCCCGCCCTCGCCGCCATGGTGAAGGACATAGACGGCCATCAGGCGCCCCCCATGATTTCGACGAGATCGCGGCGGGAGGCATCCTTACGGGGCTCGGCGGCGGCGCGGGGCGCATGCCAAAGCACACGCGGCGACGGCGCCGGGCGATAAGCGAGCTGGTGATGGCCGAGGCAATAAGGCGCGCATGCCTGGACTTTGACGCCGCGCCTTTCGGCCTCGGCCGCGAGCGTCACGCCGCCGCAGACGATCATGCCGATGCTGGTTCCTTGGATCGGATAGCGGCAACGCCGGAACAACCTGTCCTCGAGCTCGACAAGGCTCACCGGATCGGCGCCTTTGAGGAGGACGCCTTGTTCCACGATGCGCCCGGCCTTGATGACCGCCACACCCATCCGGTCGGGACCGCTCGCTAGGTCGACGCCTATGATCGCCCCCCCACCCGCTCCCCTTGCCGGAGATGGCGCCCGAGCAACGCGAGCGCGGGTGAGAGCGTTCGGCTTCCGCGCCGGCCTCTCGCCCTGCGCGATGCCCATACGACGCGCCTTGCCGATGCAGGCGTTGCGCGAATAGGCATGGCCGGCAGCCGCCAGCATGCTCGACGCCTTGCCGTAGCTGCCGCCCTTCCCTACCACCTCGGTGAGGATCGCTAGCGCGTCGGACGGCCATTCCCCGCACGGGCCCCTCTTCATCGCGGCTCATCCTCGTGGAAGCGGATGCGCGGCTCTTCGGCCCGCGCCTTGGCGTCCCGGCGCTCGATCGCCTGCGCCTTGCGCTCATGCTCGTCGGCGCGCCGATCGGCGGCGACCGAAAGGCGGAAGAAAGCGAAGGCGCGCTGATGCAGCGACTGAGCCTTCACGCGCTCGCGCATGGCGGAGCGACGATGCAGATATGACCAGAAGCTCAAACTTCATTCCCCCCCAAGTCGGCGGCAGCGGCGGCGGCGCTTCACGGTTGCAGCGCCCTCAGTTTCACGGCGAGCTCGGCCATCTCGTCGGCGAGCTTCGCCCGCTCGGCCTCGCGCGCCGCGGCGTCGAGCCATGGCGGGCGAAGCGGCATGAGGGCAGCGAGCACGAGTGGGCCGTAGGCGCAGATAAGGGCGAGCAGTGCGCGGCCATCCGGGAAGGAATGACCAGAGAGCCATTTCTCGACACGCTTTGCATCGCAGCCCGTAGCCGCAGCGATCGCGTGCGCTGTCTTGATTGGCTCAAGCCCTCGCAAGGTGCGAGAGAAGGCGGTTGTATCGGCGCAAGCCCTTGAGGCCGCTTGCGAAATATTTCGGCGCAAACCCGAAATCTTTCGGGCATCCATAGCCGACGATGTGTCCGTGGCAAGCGCCATCACACCACCTCTGACGGAGACATCGGATGAACTGCGGGCATCTCTTGAGAGGCTGGAAGGAAATCTTCTGCCGTCAATTCGATGCCCTTGGACCTCGCATAGTCGAGCAATGCGCGATGGTAGCGCTGGGGGATCAAGCCACCGGTGCCGCCCTTCTCGCGCCGATGCTGCCAGCGGTAAGGCGCCGTGTAGGCGGTGCCGGTCACCTGCTTGATGACGGCTTCGCCGCCGAGCTTTTCGATGATTGAGGATGCGGGCTCCATAGCCCGGCAATTTCCGATTATCCGAAATCCATGTCAAGAAGAATTTCGGATAATCGAAATTGCGGTATTTTCTGTTTTTCGGAAAGATGGCCGCATGGAGATCGGAGATATCGAGCGGGCACTTCACAAGCCGGGCAAGAGCAAGAGCGGCCTCGCCGCCGCGCTCGGGCGTCAGCCGTCGGCCGTCACGGCCCTATTGAAGGGGGAGCGAAAGCTCAAGGCCGACGAGGTGCCGGTCATCAAAGCCTATCTCGAGATGGACGACGGCGCCCCGCTCACGATCCCAATCATGGGAGACGTCGGCGCAGGCTCCGAAGCGCATTTCTACGACCAGGCGCAAGGCCCGTTCGGAGAAATCGCGGCGCCTCAGGGATCAACCGACGAGACCGTCGCCGTGCGGATCAAGGGCGAGAGCCTCGGCAACATGTTCGATGGCTGGTTCGCAGTCTATGACGACAGGCGCGAGCCGGTGACGCCCGATCTCCATGGTCAGCTCTGCGTAGTAGGGCTCCCTGACGGCCGCGTTCTCATCAAGAAATTGACCCCCTCAAAGAGCGGCAACGGCCTTTTCCATCTTTATGGACAAAATGGCGATCCCATCCTGGATACGCCGATCGAATGGGCGGCGCGCGTGCGGCTCATCACCCGCAGCTGATCGCTGCACCAATGGGGGGAGATACCGATGAAGGCTTTCGCAGTCGCGAGTCTGGCGCTCTGCGCCGCGGTTCTGCTCTACCTAAGCAACGGCAACGCCAGAGCGCAGGACGATGGCGTTAGGTGGTGGTCATCTCGCACCATCGAGGATCGCATCACCGGCGCGACGGTCAACCTCGCCTTTGTCCCGGCAACGCCGACCACGCTCACGCCTCAGCGCCGACCTGCGGACACGACAAAAGAAGCTATGCTCATCATAGCATGCCGGAAGGGACAGATAGACGTGAGCCTACAGGTCAAGGCCTCGCTGATCGCAGGCGAGGGCGCGAGAGCTACCTACCGGTTCGACCAAGAGAAGCCGGTTGAAAGCGAGAGGTGGGGGAATTCCGAGGACGATACGGCAGCCGTCCTTTTGGAGAACGGCCAGGCTAGCCGCTTCGCAAAGGAAGCCGCCAAGGCCTCAACCCTCTTGATTCGAATCTCGCATGCGGTGTTCGGCGACACCGAAGCCGCCTTTAGGATGGACAATGGAAAGGCCGCCAGCGACGTCATAAATGGATGCTCGCGACCGAAATAGATTTTGATGGCACCTCGCGGTGGTTTCCGAATAACCGAAAAATCTCTTGACTTGTATTTCTGATTATCCGAAATTACGGCCTCCTCAACTGGGAGGTCTCCATGATCCGCGCCCAACAGACTGCGCCTGCTCAGGCGCGCCGCCCTGCCGCCGCCATCACGCATCTCATCCATCCGCCTGTTGCCTGCGAAGATCCTCACGTCGAGGCGATACTCGCCGTCTCGCTCGCTTCGCCCGAGGGGATCGACATCGTCCACGACGAGGCGCGGCTGCGCATCGCGCGTCTGCTCCGTCTCGCCTTCTGCGGGATGTCGCATATGCCCTCCGTGACGCCGGAGGAGATGGCCAAGGCGCTGCGGCGCCAAGCTGAGGCGGCCGACGAACCCTTCATCACCGCAGTCGCCCTGCGCGCTCATCGGGTGAGCGGCGACGATCCGGCGCTGCGCCTCGCCCTCCTCGCCGACCAGGTCGCCGACGCAAACGACGAGGGGCGCGTCCTGCTTCATGACGACCTTCGCGCCATGGGCTTCTCGACTGAAGAGCTCAACGCCTTGGGATGGGACGCACTGGCGATCGCCAATGCGCGCACGGCCATCACTGCGCCGGCTGAGGTGGCATGAGCGCTCGCCCCATCGTCATGTCCACAATCTCGGGGCGGCCCACCAGGCTCGTCGATCCTGTGCCCGATGAGGTCGATTTCCGCGACCTCGCCGACACGCTCGCCCGCATCCGTCGCTTCGGCGGGGCCGCGCGCAAGGAAGTCTCGGTGGCGCAGCACTCGCTCATCGCGGCCGATTGCGCGCCCGACATCTTGCGCCCCTGGGTGCTGCTCCACGACGCCCATGAATGGCGCATGACCGATATCCCGACGCCGGTCGTCAAGGCGCTCTCGGCCATCGCGGACGAGGAATTCGAGAAGGCTGGCTATGAGTCCGGCTACATCCTGCGCTCGGCGATCAAGTCGATGAAGTGGCGCCATGACTGCGCCATCCATGCTGCCGCGCGGCTACCGATGCCGACGCCGGAGCAACGCGTCATGATCAAGCGCGCTGACTTCATCGCGCTCGCGACCGAGCGGCGCGATTTCTGCGACCGGCAGCATTTCCGCTGGGAGGCCGAGATCGAGGCCGCGACACCCCTCCGTCGCCCGCAACGGCTGATGTCGAGTGAGGAGGCCGCCGACCGTCTCTATGACGAGTTTCGGCACTGGCTGCCGCGCTTCGTCGAGCTGCGGAGGTCGGCATGAAGCGCAAATCGAGGAGCGAGCTGCGGCGCGCCTGGCACAAGGCCACGAAGGGTCACCGCGGCCAGGCGAAGGCCCTGCGCGCCTATCAGGCCGCGACGCATGCAGGTCTGCGCCTGGCGCTCGGCACCGAGCGCAAGGCGCGCAGATCCGCGCCGCGCGACAGCCAGGCCGCCGGCCTTTTCGGCGAGATGCATTTGGAGGGCGTTTCGTGACCATCACCCTGCTTCGCAAAAGTCGAGGAACGGGCCCCGGTGTCGTCGCGGCCGGTGAGGCCGAGGTCGAGCTGGTTATCGAGATCACGGCCGAGCGGTTGCTCGAGCTGTGGGATGAGGCCGAGATCAACACGCTGATCGACGGCCTCATTGCCGAGGAGTCCGACGTCAAGGCGTTCTATAAGCGCCGCCTCGACGACGAGCCTTGGGGCAGGCCGGAGGACGACGAGACCGAACCTGGCTTCGAGGTCGATCGCCGCAACCTCGACGAGGCCCTCGCGGAGCTGCGGCTCGGCCATGTCGCCGAAGCGTTGCATAGGCTGACCATCGCGCTCGGCCGCGACTTCATCGACCTCGAAGACAGGGTGCGCCAGGCCGCACGGGAAGGAAAGCTCTGATGGCCAAGGCAGCTGCAAAACCGCGCACGAAGAAGATCGAGGACGAAGCCCCGATCACGTTGCGGGTTTCCCGCGCCGATCTCGCCGACGCGCTTTCGCTCGCGATCGGCGCCGTCAAGAAGACGAACGTCATTCCGATCCTGTCGAACGTGATGCTCGAGGTCGAGGCCGGCGAGATGCGGATCACCGCGTCCGATCTCGACATGCAAGTCCGCGCCGGCGTTGCGGTCGAGGGCTTGCCCTTCGGCACCACCGTGCCGGCGCATACGCTTTCGGAGATCGTCAGGAGCCTACCGGAAGGCGCCGTGATCACCATGGCGATGTCCGAGGACGGCCATCGCCTCGAGGTGGGATCGGGGCGCTCGCGCTGGAAGCTACCCGCGATCCAGGTCGAGGACTTCCCCGACATCGACCAGGAAGGCGATCCGGTCGCTTTCAAGGTGCCAGCGGCGGCGCTCACTGAGCTGATCGAGCGCACCGAATTCGCCATGGCCAGCGACGCGACGCGCCCTTATCTCTGCGGCATCTATCTGCATCGCCGCGGCGAGGGCCAGAAGGCCCGGCTGCACGCGGTCGCGACGCATGGCCATGTGCTATCGCACTTCAATATCGAGGCGATCGGGGATCTGCCGGAATTCCCTAGCATCATCCTGCCACGCATGGCCGTCCCCATGCTGAAGCGGCTTTGCGCGGCCGCGCAAGACGACATCACCCTCGAATTCTATTGCCCATCCGGACACCCCGAGATCGCCACGCGCCTATCGATCACGAGCGGCGGCAAGCGACTGACGACGAAGCTCGTCGACGGGTCCTTCCCGGATTATCAGCGCGTGATCCAGCCGGATGGCCCGATCGCCGTGACCATCGATCGGGAAGAGGCGCTTGCCGAGATCAAGCGCGTCGTGATCCTGGCCAACTCCGAGTCGAAAACGATCAAGATCGAAGGAGCCGATACCACCCTGCATATATCCGTGCGCGAGTCGGAGCGTGGTTTCTCCGAAGGGGAGATGGCGGCCGAGATCGAGGGCGGCGAAGCGCTGATCGCGCTCAACGCAGATTATCTTGTCGGCGCGCTCAGCACGATGACGACCGAGTCCGCCGTCCTGCGCCTGCAAGCCGCCGATCGTCCCATCAAACTCTATGAGCGGGACGGCAGCGATGCGCTCCTTATCATCATGCCGCTGAGGTTCTGACCATGGCCTGCTTCATCATCACCACGACGGCCAGGCGCAAGGGCGAGAGCTGGCGACCCGTGATCGAAATGTCGGAAGTCCCCGATCTGATCTCGCTGCTCACCCGCATGGCGAAGCTGCACTTCATCATGGGCAAGGAGATCGTCGAGATGCGAAACGGCGTTACCGTCGAGCGTCCGACCCTGATCGCAGTCGACCAGATCATCTCGGCCCGCGAATGGTATGAGCCGCGGCCTAGGACCGCGCGGCAGCCGGAGGCGATGACCACGGAGGGCGCCGCGGCGTGATCGAGATGCCGGCCCTCCTCGACGCCTCTGTCGAGTTCGACGCCGCTGCCGCTTGGCTCGGGATGTCTCCGCGCACCTTGCGCGCCCATGTGAAAGCCGGCGATATTGCCTACATCGCCATCGGCAGGGGCGCGGTGCGCACCAAGAAGGTCTTCGACCCGTCCGACTTGCGAGCCTTCAGAGAGGCGCAGAAGAGGAGGGCCGCGTGTCCGTCTATCGCCCGAAGAAGTCGCCGCACTTTCACTACGACTTCCGGTTCCGAGGTCATCGGTTTACTGGAACGACTGGAAGCGCAAACAGGCGCGACGCCAAGGCCGTCGAGACGGTAAAGCGCGCCGACGCGGCGAAGGAGCTCGACCAGAAGGCCGCGATCCAGAGCGGGCCTATGACCATCAACATCGCCACGGACCGCTACTGGCTCGAGGTGGGGCAGTTCCACAAGCGCTCCGACAACACCCTCCGATCCCTTGGGTGGCTGACCAAGACCATCGGCAAGAGCAAGCTGCTGACCGAGATTACCAATCCGGTCGTCGCCGAGATCGTGGCCAAGCGCCGAGGCGGTGGCGTCAAGCCCGCGACCGTCAACAGATATGTCACCGAGATGCTGCGAAAGGTCATCTATCGGGCTCGCGACGTCTGGGAGGTCGCGGTCGCGAAGATCACCTGGAAGCTGCACCTGCTGAAGGAGCCGAAAGAGAGGGTGCGCGAGCTCTCGGCCGATGAGGAGCGGCGCCTGTTTGCGGCGCTCAAGACCGACTATCACCCGATCGTGCTGTTCGCCCTCAAGAGCGGCTGCCGGCTTGCCGAGTGCGTCGGGCTCACCTGGTCACAGGTCGATTGGGGCAACCGCCTGATCCGCATCCACGGCAAGGGCGATGTGGTCGACACCATCCCCATGAGCACTGCCGTGCGCGACCTTCTGTGGCCTCTGCAGAACTATCACGAGACCAAGGTATTCACCTATGTAGATCTCGCCGGCGACGTCTGCCCGATCACGATGGCGGGCTTGGACACGGCCTTCGGCCGCGCCATAGATCGCGCCGGTATCGTCGACTTCCGCTATCACGATCTGCGGCACACTATGGCGACGCGGCTACTTCGGGCGAAGGGCAACCTTCGGATCGTCCAGAAGGTGCTACGCCACACGACGATCGCTACGACCACCAAATATGCCCACGCCCTGGACGCGGACATCCGCGACGGCCTCGAGGCGATGGAAGCGGCTTCGGAAGCAAAAAGTCCCGGAAAAACTCCCGGACGCCGTCCTAAGCGCTTGAAAAGAAAGGGCTGA